TGGCTCAGTGTTGCAAGTGGTATATGATTCAACTAGCGTTGGGGAAACCACTACGCAAACCAGTTCCACTAATCAAACAACAAGTGCGCTTAGTGTAAACATCACTCCCAAAAGCACATCGAGTAAAATATTGCTGATGGTAGATATTCAGTCTTATGTTGGAATTAATGGTGCTAATGTATATTACAACATCTTCAGAGATGGTACACGGATTACAACAGACGGAAATGCAATGAGGCATTTTGTTGCTGGAGGTACTGCTGTGATGAGTGCCGCTGCAAGTTTTGTTGATAGTCCATCTACGACTAGCCAAGTTACTTACGACATAAGATATTATGTAAGTGCTGGAACAGGCTATGTGTCTATTAATAACGGACAGTCACAGATTACCGCTATGGAGATTGCAGGATGATTAATAAAACCGAGGCAATCTATAAACTAAACTCGTCCGTTGTTAGCACTACAGGTGATGCCGCAAAAGCTGTATTTATAGCGCAGGAGATAGCTGGATAATGGATGAAACACAAGCGCAATTAGACGCACACGAAAGAGAATGTGCCATCCGTTATGAGATGGTACACGGTAAACTTGAACAGCTAGACAAACGAATGTGGCGACTTGAAGCACTTATTATGGGATCAACGGTTATTATTGTTGGTCTTGCAGCATCACTATTAATGAAACTTTAGGAGAGATGCAATGTTAGCAGAACTCGCAGCTGCAAACGCTGCCTTTGCAGTTATAAAAAAGGCAGTGTCTAATGGAAAAGAAATAGCTGATTGTGCGCACGCTATTTCTAATTTTGTAAACGCTAAAGAGGATCTGCAAAAGAAAGGTAATAAAAAGAAGAATTCTAGAGTCAAAAGTAACGATCTTGAGGAGTTTATGGCTCTTGAGAAGATACGTCAACAAGAAGAAGAATTAAAACAATACATGATATATACAGGTCGTCCTGGTTTATGGAATGATTGGATAAAATTCCAGGCTAAAGCTAGAGTTCAAAGGCAAAAAGAAGCCGAAGAAAGAAGAAGAAAGATAGCTAAGACTATCGAGATAACCGCTATAGCAGGTTTAATTATTCTTGCTGGAGTAATTGGTATCTTCTTTGCTTGGGTTGGTCTTGAATACTATAGGAGGACATAATGTATGAGGCAGTTGTTTTAATTTGCTTAATGGGAAATATAAACAGTCAATGTTTAGAGGCTGTAGATAAATGGGGTCCTTACCATACTAAAGCACAATGTGAAGACAGGCTAACAGAAATGGTAAATAGTTTAATTGAACTTGAAGATAATCCATTTCAACCTGCAGGTAAAACTTGTAACTTAGTAAAAGGAGGATCAGTATGATACAAGCTTTAATTGGACCTGTAACAGGGCTACTAGATAAGTTTATTGAAGATAAAGATCAGAAGGCTAAGCTAGCGCATGAGTTGTCTACGATGGCAGAGCGACATGCCCAAGAGTTAGCTAAAGGTCAACTTGAAATAAACAAAGCGGAGGCTTCCCATAGAAATATATTTGTTGCTGGTTGGCGTCCATTTATCGGTTGGACTTGTGGCATTGCTCTTTTCTGGCATTTTGTAGGCTTACCTATCACATTATTTGTGATTAGTTGGATGTCTATTGAAATACCTACGTTACCTGAATTTGATATGGAAACACTTATGACTGTACTTATGGGTATGCTTGGTCTTGGTGGACTTAGAACTTATGAAAAGGTTAAAGGAAAGACCAAATGAATCTAGTCGTATTTAAAGAAGAAATAGTAATTGATGAAGGTATAAAATATTGTGTGTATCTTGATCACTTAAATAAAAAGACTTGTGGTATTGGACATCTTATTACTAAGAAAGATCCAGAGTATAAACTAGAAGTTGGTGATGAAATAACAAGGGAGAGAGTGGATGAATTGTTCTTGCAAGATATTGAAACGGTGTTGGAAGACTGTACTAAACTGTATGATAACTTCTACGAACTTCCCGAAGAAGCACAACATGTAATTGCTAATATGTTGTTTAATATGGGTTTACCTACACTTAAAAAGTTTAAAGGTATGCGTAAAGCTGTATTAGCTGAAGATTGGAATAAGGCCGCAGATGAAATGATGGATAGTCGTTGGTATAAGCAAGTACCTAACAGAGCAGAGCGTTTGGTTAAGCGTATGCGTAATATATAAAACGCCCTTATACGGGGAGAAACGTTCACTATATATTAAGAGGTTAACCGAATGAGAAACACGATCTACTCAGGCCCATCGATGCCTATATCAGAAGAAATCGATCAAATGAAATACCGATTAAAGGATGAAGACTTTGACGGTAAAGTTAAACGTATTGCCAGAGCATTATCTGATGGCATTGAGCATCAATACAAGTTAGAAGATATCTTAGGCAATATGCGCTTTCTTCCTGCTGGTCGTGTTCAAAACGCTATGGGTAGTCCTCGCATTACTACTGCTTATAATTGCTTTGTGTCTGGTGTTATTAATGATTCAATGAATAGCATCATGGAACGAGCTACACAGGCTGCAGAAACAATGAGACGAGGGGGAGGCATAGGCTATGATTTCTCTCGTATACGTCCTAGAGGTGATCTTATTAAATCTCTTGATTCTAAATCTAGCGGTCCTGTCAGTTTTATGGGCATATATGATTCTATCTGTCAAACTATTGCTTCGAGTGGACACCGTAGGGGAGCGCAAATGGGTGTGCTTCGTGTCGATCATCCTGATATTCTCGATTTTATTCGAGCTAAACGTAATAGTGACAAGCTCACAGGCTTTAACATCTCTGTTGGAATAACTGATAAGTTTATGGAGGCTGTCCTTGACGAAACTGATGATGGGTTTGATCTTACTTTTGATGGCAATGTTTACTCACGAATATCTGCAAGGGAATTGTGGTCTGAAATCATGGAGTCAACATGGGACTGGGCTGAGCCAGGCGTTTTGTTCATTGATAGAATAAACGATAATAATAACTTATGGTATTGCGAAACCATTGAAGCAACCAATCCTTGCGGAGAACAACCTTTGCCACCGTTTGGTGCTTGTCTATTGGGTAGTTTTAATTTGACTAAATACATTGTAAACCCTTCTCAGGGTGGTCTAGTATTTGACTTTAATTCTTTTAAAGAAGATATCAAAGAAGTCGTAAGAGCAATGGATAATGTCATTGATAGAACAATTTACCCACTAAAGGAACAAGAGGATGAAGCAAAAAACAAAAGAAGAATGGGACTTGGAGTTACAGGACTTGCCAATGCTGGCGAACTATTGGGATATCCGTATGCTTCAGATGACTTCCTTGCTTGGATGGCTACCGTCTTCGAGACTCTCAGAAATGAAACCTACAGAACTTCAGCAGAACTTGCAAAGGAAAAAGGACATTTCCCATTATACACTAAGCAATATTTAAAAGGCGAATTTATTAGGAATCTTCCAGAGGATATTAGAAATCTTATTAAAAAGAATGGAATAAGAAACAGTCACTTAACCTCAATTGCGCCTACAGGTACAATTAGCCTGTGCGCAGATAATGTATCAGGAGGAATTGAACCTGTCTTTAGTCATTACTACGATAGAACTATCCAGACCTTTGAAGGACCAAAGGTTGAACGAGTTGAAGATTATGCTTACTCAATGGGAGTTAAAGGTAAAACAGCTAACGAAACAACAGTACAAGAACATCTTAAGGTACTACTACAAGCACAAGAATATATTGATTCAGCGTGTTCTAAAACTTGTAATGTAGGAGATGATGTTACTTATGATGAGTTCAAACAGGTCTATGTTGATGCCTGGAAAGGCAGGGCGAAGGGATGCACAACGTTTAGACTTAGTGGCAAAAGATACGGCATCCTCAACGAAACCGTGGAAGAAGAAACGAAGGTATCTAGCAAGGCTACGGAAGTGGTTGAAGAAGAAGGAAAGGCTGAGGCTTGCTTCTTCGACCCGATTACTGGCCAAAAAGAGTGTGCTTAATGATAACAGTAAATAAAATAGTTAGAGAAGAAAGGCTCGACATATGTAAGAAATGTAAACATTATGATAATAATTTTAAACGTTGTCGATTGTGTAGTTGTATTATGACAGCTAAAACATGGATAGCAAGTACTCAATGTCCTGAAGGAAAATGGGGGAAATATAACAATGAATCAAATACTACCGATTCAGAATCTTGATCAGATAGGTGTTGTCCCTGACGCTCCTCCCTCTGCACTTCCAACTAATGCTTTTAGTGATGCTAGAAACGTTAGGTTTAGAGATGGTGCAGTTAGAAAGATTGAGGGTGAAGTACTTATCCATGCTATCGAAGAAGACGATGATCTAGATACTAAGTATGGTACATCTGGAAATACATTAGGGGCGGCTAAGTATATTGCTTACTGGCCTAACCCTAATCTAGGTGATCTTAATGCTTATTATATCTATATTATTGCAGTAAAGAATTCCTCTGATGTACATATTGCAGACAGAGTCTATTTAATTGACCAAGAAGGAAATCGTAAAGATTTAACTCCACCTTCTTTAACTAATACAAACGGATATAAGGGGTTTGATCCTAAAGGAGTATGGCAACATACTCTCTTTTCAGGTGGCTTTGCTATTATTATAAACAATGGCATTGAAAAACCTCATTATATTCTTGATCCTATCAATGGAGTTGATGTAACTACTGTAAATGAATTTTCTGAATTACCTGGATGGGATTCCTATAATATCGATATTGAAGTATTAAAACTAACTTGGGATAGTAATCAAGGAGATACTTTTGATCTTGGTCAGAAAGTAGATTTTACAAACTTCTATGTTACATTTAATGTAAATGGAACAAATTATTCTGTACAGTCAGGTTCTCCTGCAGGAACAGGAACACCTAATGCTTCTAACTTTGTTCCTGGAGAATTGCCTAGTTCAGGCATTGTAACTAGTTCTAATAACTTTGAAATATATCATAGCTCAGCTACTAATACAACTGTACTTGCCTCTACTAATCTAGTTAGCGGACAAGAAATAATTATAAATATTATCTCTCGAAATAATGTTACAGTAAGAGCAGGTATTATAAGGTCATTTGGTAATCTATTAGTAGCAGGTGATCTTATCGAAGTTGATTCAGTGTCAGGAGATACTCTTAGACGACTTACAGGTGCTGTAAGAACTTCTGATCTTGCGGTTACGGGTTCTATTCCTAATAATTGGAATCCCTTTGAAGAAGGTGTTAGCACAGCTGATGAATTCACTTTGTCAGACACTAATATTGTCAAAGAGATGCAGTCTATTCAAGGTAATCTTTATATTTATACCAACAGTTCTATTCACTCTATGACACTTACAGGTAATGAAAATGCACCTGTGTCGTTTAACTTAGTAACTGAAAACTATGGTGCGCTTACTACAGAGGCAGTAACAGAATACGATGGTAAACATCTTGTTGTAGGTAGTAATGATATTTATATTTTTCCAGGACATCCAGGAAATATACAATCAGTAGCAACAGGTAGAATCAGAGATTATTTTTATAAGAACTTAAATCCTCTACATGAAACTAAGCTTTTTACATTATTAAATAAAGCTAAGGATGAGATCTGGATTTGTTATCCTACTATTAAGTCTGTTACAGGTGAGCTAGACGAAGCTATCATTTGGAATTATCGTCTTAATAACTGGACTATCAGAGATCTTGATGAAGTAATTAGTGGTGATATTGCCCCTATTAGAGGTGGTGGTATCCCTGTTAGTACTGTAGAAATGACTAGTGGTAATTCAGGAAGTGATACTGCACTTAACACAGGTCAACAAGAAGTTCAGACTATGACTATTACTGGTCAAATGGAAGCTTCTCACGCTGGTATTAAACAAGTACAAGAAGTTAGTATAGTTGAACCACAATATGGTTACAATGAAAGAATTTCTGGAGCGCAACATACGGCTGGTGCATTTGGTGGCAGTCCTGCTAATCCTCCCTATGAATACCATACTAAAGATAGAAGCTTTTCTGCGGATCAACCTGAAACAATATCTATTGATTTGAATGTAAATTCTGGTCCAAACATAAGCGAAGAATCTTTTAGTGTTACTATAGGTAATGCTACTTATGGGGTAATTGATATTGCAAAAGGAGATACTTTATTTACTAGAAGTAGTGCGCCATTTGGCGGTCTTGAAATAAAGTTTCAATTAATAAACAATACAATACCTACTGATGTACTTATAACAGCTGCAGATTTATTTCCTACTAATGATGGGCTTGCTAAAACACAACAACAAACTGTTGAAGCATTAGCTGATTATATTAATGACTTACCAAGCAGTCACCCAATGTCAGATTATACTGCAACAGCAGTAGAATACTATCACTCGTATCCTCCGCCACCCTCTGCATATAGATTAGAATTAGAATCTACTGTGCCTGGAGAACGAAGTATTTCACAAGCTAATAGTTATATTAATGCTTATGTTGGTGGACTTATCGCTGCAACAGGAACAGGATCAAACCAAGAAGTATCCGTAACTGCCACCCTTCAAAACCAAACAATTACTGGTTATGCTAGAGGAACTGGGTCACTAGTGCCTTATTATGACACTAATAAAGGCTTTAATCTTGACTATGGTAACTCTGGTTATAATGACCAAAATGGTCACACTACTGGTAAAGACAGTATCAATGGACTACAAGTATTTATAGGTGGTTGGACAAGTGCTGGTGCTGCTGGACCTGATGGTTCTAATTTGAGTAATAGCTATACTGTATCTAGAACAGGAAATCTTTACTTTATTGTATCAGGTGCAGGTGGAGCTGGGGCTGACCATAACTTTGGCGGTGGTGCTGCTTCAGCAGTGCAAGGCTATATTGCAGCACAAGCAGGAGATATTATCTATACAACTTCTGGTTTTGCACCTCGAAGAGATACTTATGGAGGTGGTGCAGGTGGTGGTGGTGCTTCTCGTATCAGATGGTACAGAGGTAGTTCATTACTTGCAGATATAACTGCTCCTGGAGGAAAAGGTGCGCCTAGTAATAGTACACCTGCAGGTCTTGCAAATGCTGTTACTCCTGCTACTGCGCCTTCAGGTGTAGTATATACAAGAGTGCTTAGAGGCGAAGGTTCTACTGGTACTGTACAATCAGGTGAAACTGATCGTGGTGGAAGTAGAAATGGAGGTAGAGGTTTCTTTACCTTTTATGGCTCTAATCTATACAACGGCAGATGGTCACCTAGCTCATTAAGTTGGAGACCTAGAGAAGCTAACTTTGGTGATGGTACACAATCACATTCTGATACACCTCAATGTTGTACTTGGAATGCTGTACCACCTGGAGTAGTTTATCTTTGGCAAGACGGTGTAAAGACTAACTTTACTATTACAAATAATAGAACAGTAGGTAACTATCCGTTACAACAAGATTTGTATAATGTTACTCTGAGTGCTGGTGGCTCTACTATTGGTTATATCCCAACAGGAGGTAGTGCTACTCGATCTGTTGATGGTGACTTTACTAGCACATTGGGCTGGTCAGGTCAAATACTTGGTACTCAAATGAGTTCATTTACAATCTCAGGTACAGGAGACGCTACAAATGTTAGTGGAACTGGTATTGATGTTGATGTAACTCAAAATGGTTCTGTGTATGATATCAATGTAACTAATAATTACATTGCTCCATCTACAATTGCTACGCCAAGTGCCATTGCAGATACTGACTTTCAAATAGGTGAAGTTAAAAACCTATTGGGTCAAGCATCAGACTCATGGACTATTACAGGTACGTATCTTACTAATACAGGTACAGTAGCGAGTAAAGGTATTAACACAGACTACAATGCCACATCATTAGATGACGGTAATGGCATATACGGAGTCTCTGAGGCTGACAGTCCCCCGATTACTGTTAGACTTCAAATGTCTTCGGGTGGTTATGTACCTGATGGATTTGATAAGCGAATTGTATTATCTAGAAATCTTGCTGGTGGCCCTGGTGGTGCAAATGCAGAAATAAAAGCAGGATTAATTACTGATGTTATTTTTCAAGGGCAAGATCCTAGAGATCCGACATCGGTGCAACCCTCTGGTGCTTATTTTTATGTAGAAGATAATGCAGCTACTGGTTTACTTAACCTTATTGCTATCAATCCAGCAAATGATGATGTAGACACAGCTAGTATTTCTTTAAATACATTAACTACTTATAATGGTACAGATTATGCAGTAGACAAGTTTGGAGGTTATGTTAATACTTCCTCGCTAACAACTACACAAGGCTTAGATACAGCTCAGGTAGCACCAACATTAAGAATGTCTTATGATAACACCTATACAGATGTTATTTTATATGGAACTAATATTCATAACAAAGATATTGCTGATATGATGGCACAAGCGCTTGATGCAACAGGAACATTTAGTGCTACTTCTCAAAATGTAGATACTACTTATACTTTTACAGGCGATCCGCCTTATAGTATCACCTTAACTACAGTAATGCGTAGTGGTAAAGTAATTGCAACAAGAGAGCAAGCCTCTACTAATAGTAATGTCATTACAGTAACAATACAGAATGATCCTAGCGGTATTTTAAGAGATAGTACTGTAGGTACTCCTGATCCTAATCTAGGTTATTTCCCTCAGACAATGACATTTAGTCAAACAACAGCAGGGCAAAACCCAAGTATAGGACAAGGTACTGCAACGCTTACTCTTGGTGCTAGCGCTTTTCTCCCTGCCTATAATGTAGTTGTGCCTTTGACAGGTGCATATAATACTACATTAAGTTCTTCCGATATTGCTTCTTTAATCAGAGGTACTACTATATCAGGTTGGACTTTAAGTGGGACAGGTAGTGATGTTATCTTTACTACTGATGAAAAGTATTCTGTTAATAGGACTGATAATGGATTGGGTACTGGCGCAGTACAATCATTACTTTGGGATATGACTGCAGATGATGATAATGGTAACTTTGAAGTTCCTTCAGACCCATTACAAGATGCAACTGCAGTAGAAACAACTCCAGGTATTCCTGTTAGGTACTCACAACCCACAGTAATACGAGTTAATTACTCTGATTCATCTTTCCAAGACTATGTATTTGGTGGTGCTAGTAACGGACCTCTTGCTTTGAGTAATCCTTATGTACAAGACATATACTCAGGTGGTACTTCTAATACTACCTATAGTAATGTAGATATTGCAGATGAACTTGAATCAGAGATTAAAAGTATAGGTGGAAGAACATTAGACGTAGAAAGGACTGGTAATGATCTTCGTATATCACCTTTGCAATTCAGTACAACAGGGCTTTATGTAACTAGTATTACACAAACATACTTAGGTACAACAGCTCCTTCTGTATTAGCTGTTACTATTCCTAATCCTGTTACAGATGCTACTCTTACAGCTAGCTATTCTTCTTTTGGTATATTTGACCCCGATAGACCGTGGGCAAGTGACCAAGTTAAGGGAGGAACAGCATACCCTATTTTCATACAAACAGATAATGTTGATGAATCTAACAGAGTAAGAGCGGCTGACGTAGGCTTTAACTTTGGTAGTGATCCAGCTAATAATATTATTGGTGAACCTTATATTTCCTATGTTGAACGAAGAGAGTTAGGAATAACTCCTGAACTAGATACAGAAGAAATAGCTAGAGCAGCAATACAATCTACAGGTGGAACAGCTACAGAGTTAGATGGACCGTTGTATTATCCTACACTAAGACTTAGAATGAGTCCCACTAATTATACTGCTGAAATGGCAAACCTTCAAGGTGGAGCTTCAGTAGTCAATGATTATTCAGTGGCTAGCACATATAAAGTCGATACCAGAATTACAGGTAGATTTGCTAATTATCGAATTGATGACGCTAATCAAGACCCTACAGTAGCCTCTAATGAGTATGCTTGGGG